AAAAGAAACTTTCCTTGTCGTAATCCTTTTGTTAGACGAGTTATATCAGCTCCTAACTTATCTATTATATCAGATGTGGGTGGAAAAGAAGATAAAGCTAGAGACCAACTTAGACAAGCAGCAGAGAGTGGGTATAAGGAACAAGAGATAAAAGATAAACTTGGTATTAAAAAAATATCAGAACATAATAAAGAAAAAAGAGAAAAGAAAAAACAAAAATTTAGATGGTTTTAAATGTTACCAACAAAAAAAGTAGATAGAGAATTAACAGAACAACAGCAAACTTTTTTAACAGCATTATTTGGAGAAGCAAAAGGTGACCCAAGAAAAGCAGGAGAGATTGCAGGATATGCACCAACATATTATCCAAAAGCTATTAAAGCATTAAAAGAAGAAATACTAGAGAGAGCAGAATATTCTTTAGCATTGCATTCTGCAAAAGCTGTAAAAGGTTTAGTAGATGCATTAGATGAAGATGGTAAAACACCGGGTGTTAATATTCGTATGGATGCAGCAAAACAAATTCTTGATAGAGTCGGTCTAGTAAAGAGAGATAAAATAGATATCAATGCCCAAGTTGCTCATGGTATTTTTATATTACCACCGAAGGATGAGATTAAAACGTAGTAAAGGTAGTACAATTCCATTTGGATTTAAACTAGCAGATGATGATAGCAAATACATCGAGTCAGTACAATCTGAATTGGATGCATTAGAAGAGGCAAAAGAATATTTAAATAATTGCTCTTATCGTGAAGTGGCTAGATGGCTAACGCAAAAAACAAATAGACCAATAACACACGTAGGATTACGAAAGATAGTAAATAACAGATGGACAACATCCCACCACCTAAACCAAAACAAAATCTTGGAAGAAAAAGAGGAGAGCCACAAGGCAAACGAATCCTTAGTACAGAGTCAAAAGCAAGATACGCTGCAAAGCGAAGGATAAAAAGACAAGAAGAAAGAATAAAAAAAGCAACAGCAGTTGTTAACCACGCAAAAAGAAAAAAAGAAGATATTCTTAAAACTAACGATGCGTTGTTAGGTAAAAATTCTTCTGTAATAACAGAAGATACTATAGAGTCATTACCTCCAAATGTACAAGAACATGTAGAGGAAAATGTTATTTTTAGACCTAATGAAGGGCCACAGATGCAATTCTTAGCGTCAGCAGAAAGAGAAGTATTTTATGGTGGAGCAAGAGGTGGAGGTAAATCTTATGCCATGCTTATTGACCCGCTTCGTTATTGTGATAAGCAACATCATAGAGCTTTATTAATTAGACGTTCTATGCCAGAGTTAAGAGATATGATTAATCATTCTCAACGATTATACTCACAAGCATTTACTGGTGCTAAATGGAGAGAACAAGAAAAAGAATGGAGATTTCCATCCGGTGCTCGAATTGAATTTGGTTACGCAGAAAATTTAACGGATGTTCTTCGTTACCAAGGTCAATCTTATACATGGATAGGTATTGATGAATTACCACAATATCCTACACCAGAAATATATAATTTTTTACGTTCATCACTTCGTAGTGTTGACCCCGATATACCTGTTTTTATGCGAGCAACAGGTAACCCGGGAAACGTAGGTTCACAATGGGTTAAAGAAATGTTTGTTGACCCTGCCGAACCTAACACGGCGTTTGATGTAAAGATAGATACAATTGCAGGACAAAAGTCTATAACAAGACGTTTTATTCCGGCTAAGTTACAAGATAATCCTTATCTTATGCAAACAGATGATTATCTTATTATGCTCTCTTCTTTACCAGAAGTACAAAGAAAACAATTTTTAGAAGGAGATTGGAGTGCATTTGAAAATTCAGCTTTTCCGGAGTTTAACCTTACTACTCACGTTGTTCAGCCTTTTGATATTCCCAACAACTGGCTCAAGTTCAGAACATGTGACTGGGGCTATTCGTCTGCAGCTTGCGTTCTTTGGATTGCAGTTGACTTCGATAACAATTTCTGGGTATACCGAGAACATTATACCCAACGAGTTACGGCAGATATCTTTGCCAGACAAGTCTTGGAAAAAGAGCGTGACGAATATATTCGATACGGAATCTTGGACTCTTCTACTTGGGCAAGAAGAGGGGATGCCGGCCCTAGTATTGCAGAGACAATGATTAGAGAAGGCTGTCGGTGGAGACCTTCAGATAGGTCACCTCGAAGTAGAGTAGCAGGAAAATTAGAATTACATAAACAACTGTCTATTAATGAGCATACAGGACAACCAAGTTTAAAAATATTTTCTAATTGTAAAAATTTAATTAGAACGTTACCAATGCTACCTGTAGATAGAAACAATCCAGAGGATGTTGATACAGATGCAGAAGACCATGCATATGATGCTTTACGTTATGGTGTAATGAGTAGGTCAGTACATCCAAAAAGCTATGATGCAAATAGATATACTGATAAAGAAAAATTTAAACCTGCTGATAGAGTATTTGGATATTAAAATGAAAATACCTGATAGTATAAAAGTTGGATATAGAGATTATAAACTAGAGCAATGGAAACAAACTGTTGCTAGTGCAAATGAAGCACAAGGACAATTTTTTTCTAAAGAAGGTGTTATAGGATACACGGAAGAAGAACAAGGAGTTTCTCACGCTAATACATTAATGCATGAGATATTACACGCAATAGTATATCAATGGAATATTGATATTGGCGATAAAGAAGAAACAATAGTCAATGGATTAGCCAATGGCTTAACAACTGTTTTTGTAGATAATCCTAAATTAGTGGATTACTTAAAGGCAAAAATCAAGGAGGGCAAATAATGCCACAACCAGTATTAACAAAATATAAACAGGGTGACCTTGGTGCAGACTATCCAAAGCAAAAGCCAAGTGGAGTAAAAACATTAAATTTATCTTCACATAACGGGGGAGAAGCTGACCCGGATGTAAGTACTAAAGATTATCCAAAACAAAAAAAACAATATGTTGAGCCAAGCTTTTTTGCAATGGCTGATAAAAAAGATTACTAGGAGGAACGACAATGGAAATGAAAATCAAAATGAAAAAATATTCGCATGGTGAACTTTCTGATGTTGCTGATGGTGCTCCTGCAAAAGAAAAACCAAGTGCTAATATTTTAAAAAAATATTCACATGGTGAATTATCAAGTGCACCAGAAACTTACGGAGCAAAAGAAAAACCAAGTAACGATATTTTAAAAAAATACTCACAAGGTGAATTGTCTAAAGTAGCAGACGGAAAGTAATTAATGGCTAAAAAAACGCAAGCTGAAATTTTAGCATTGCAAGATAAAGATGCAACAGAGGAGCAGGAATATAATGTTTCTGGTCTTTCTGCGTTAGTTAAAAGTAAATTTATTGATGCAGAAAATGCTCGAAAGTTTGATGAAGAAAGATGGTTAAGAGCTTATCGTAATTATAGAGGTGTCTATGGTAATGATATGGCTTTTACAGAATCTGAAAAATCAAAAGTATTTGTTAAAATAACTAAAACAAAAGTTTTAGCAGCATATGGTCAATTAATAGAAGTTTTATTTTCTAGTGGAAAATTTCCAGTAGGGGTAGAACCTACACCTATTCCAGAAGGTATTGCAGAATATGCCCATGTATCTAAATTTAGAAAAGAACAAGATACACAAGCACAACCAGAAAGTCCATATGGATTTCCCGGTGATGGTAAAGATTTACCACCCGGTGCAACAATAGATACTATACTTGGTGGATTAAAAGAAAAATATCAAGGTATTGATTTTTCTAAAGGTGAAGCAAAAGATGGAAGAGCAGAGCCTCAAATTAGTCCTGCAGAAATGGCAGCGGCTAACATGGAAAAAACTATTCATGACCAATTAGAAGAAGCAAGTGCTGTATCTGTTATACGTCATGCATTATTTGAAATGGCACTACTTGGTACTGGTGTTATTAAAGGCCCATTTACATACGAACAAACAAGTCATAACTGGATTAAAAATGAAGAAACAGGTTTAAATGAATATCAGCCTAAGATAAAAAATGTACCAAGAGTAGAGGCAGTATCTTGTTGGGATTTTTATCCAGACCCAGATGCAACAAGAGTTGAAGATGCAGAATACGTTATTCAACGACATGTATATACTAAAGCTCAAGTAAGAGATTTAATTAATAGACCATTTTTTAGAAAGGAAGCTATTAAAGAATCTTTAATGATGGGCCCAAGTTATGAAGCAAGAGGATACGAAGCATCATTACAAGATAGAGAATCTACTGATGAGTTTGATAAAAATAGATATGAAATTTTAGAATTTTGGGGAACACTAGATAAAGATTTAGCTATTGAAGCAGGTTTAGAGCTTGACGATGAAATGGATGAATTAGATGAAGTTCAGGTTAATGCGTGGGTATGCAATGGGCAAATAATACGATTAGTATTAAACCCTTTTACACCTACTAGACTTCCATACTTAGTTATACCTTATGAAATAAATCCATATCAATTTTTTGGTATAGGTATTCCAGAAAATATGGATGATGCACAAACAATTATGAATGGTCACGCAAGAATGGCTATTGATAATTTAGCATTAGCAGGTAATCTAGTATTTGACATTGATGAAACAATGTTAGTACCGGGACAAGATATGAAAGTATTTCCGGGTAAAATATTTAGAAGACAATCTGGTATGCCGGGACAAGCAATACATGGTGTTAAGTTTCCTAATACATCAACAGAAAACTTAATGATGTTTGATAGGTTTAGACAACTTGCAGATGAATCAACAGGTATACCTTCATACTCACACGGTACTACCGGTGTTCAATCAACAACAAGAACAGCCGCAGGTATGTCTATGTTAATGGGAGCTGCAGCTCTTAGTAT